CGCGCCGTGTTGCTGGTGCGCTCTGTGGCCTGCTGCACGCGCTGCTGGCTGCGCTCCAGCTCCTCCAGCGCGGCATTGGCCTCGCGCGAGATGGTCTCGTCGGGGATCGGCTGGCCGATGCGCTCGGAGCGTTCCACCAGCCGGCCGAGGGTTTCCAAGCGGCGGGTGTAGCGCTCCTGGGCATTCTCGTTGTTCTGGATCAGCCGCTCGCGCTCGCGGATGATATCGTTGATCTCGCGCTCGGCCTCACGGTCCGGGCGCGGGATGGCCGCCACGCGCCGGGTGGTGCCCTCGATGCGGCGTAGCGCCTCGTCGCGTTCCCGCAAAGCCAGGGTTTCGAGGCGGGTCCGGTCGGCGGCGCTGATGCCACCGGCAGCCTCCGCCTCGCGCAGGCGGCGGACCCGGTCGTCGTATTCGCTGTTGATCCGAAAGCGGTCGTCGAGTGCCTTGCGCAGTTCCTCGGCATCGGCGGCGGTGCGGCGGCGGCGCGCCTCGGCGGCCTGGCCAGCCGCTGCCTCCTGCTCGGTGCGCTGGCGCTCGCCGGCGGCCTGCTCGCCGCGGGTGATCTCCTCCTGGAGTTCGCTGTACTGCCGGCGCAGTTCCTCGAGGCGCGCGGCGCGATCCACGCCGGCCTGCTGCTGCGCGGTGCCGACCAGGCCGCCCTGGATCGAACCGCGGCGGGGCTGGGAGCGCAGGCTATCGCGGCCATCATTCTCCGCCTCGAGGCGGGCAATCTGGGCGCGCAGCGCCTCGGCCTGGGCGCGGCGGTCCGCCTCCTGCTCGGAGGGGAGCAGCAGGCCCGAGCCGCGGCGCACGCCGTCCAGGACGCGCGCGGCGCCCGACAGCGCACGCGCCAGGGCATTGGACAGGCCGATGGCCTGGTCGAGCCGGGCGAGGAATTGGTCGGCGGCGGCGGTGAGCTGGCCGAAGGCGCGGCCGACGGAGAGGGGCGCGCGCTCGAACTCGCCATTCAGCCGCTCGACGGCGCGCAGCAGTGCGGGGAAGACCGTGTCGGCGGTGAGCTTGCCCTCGGAGCCGAGCTTGCGCAGTTCGCCGATGGAGACACCGAGCTCGCGGGCCAGCGCCTGGGCGAGCGTCGGCAGGCCCTCCAGGATGCTGCGCAGCTCGTCGCCCTGCAGCGTGCCCGACGCCAGCGCCTGGGCGAGCTGCTGGGTGGAGGAAGCGATCTCCTGCTGGCTGGCACCCGAAGCAATGGCGATGCGCTGCAGCCCCCCGACCAGCGTCGCGACCTGGTCGGAGGTGGCGCCGATCTCGCGGGCCGCGATCGAGAACCGCGCGAAGGCGTCCACGCTCTCGCGGACGGCGACGCCGGTCTGCAGGCTGTCGCGATAGAGCCGGTCGTAGATCTCGCCAGCGCGCTCGACCGAGCCCAGCGCGGTGTTCAGCCGGCCCATGGACTGGGTTAGCGCATCGCCGGCCACCACCACGGCACGCAGGCCTGCGGCGAGGCCGGCGATCTGCACGCCGCGCACGGCGACGTCGAGCAGGTCGAGCGCGCGGGAGGCACGGTCGGCGCCGCCCTGGATGCGTTCCAGGCTGCGCTGGCCGGTCTCGCCGACCTCGCGCAGCTCCTGCTTGACCCGGGCAGCGTCGTCCAGCGACAGGCGGACCGAGACGCGGCGCGTGCTATCCGCCATGCGTCATGCCTCCTGCGTCGGTGGGGTGGTCAGGGCCCGGGGGGATCGGTGCGGCGCGCGGCGCTGCCGGCGGCGAGGCCCATTCGTATGGCCAGCAGCAGTTCCGCTGCGGCCCAGCCGGAGGCCCCCATCTCGCGGGCGGTGGCGAGCGCGGCGGGCATGTCGAGGTCGAGGCCGGCCATGGTCGCGGTGGCGCAGGTGGTGCCGGCGGCCCAGCACGCGGCGCCCTCGACGCTGGAGGGCGCGTGGGCGGCGTAGGGGCAGGCCATGCCGCAGTCGCGATCGAGCGCCGCGCAGCCGCGGCAGTAGTCAGGGCCCTGACCGAAGTGCCATTCGGCGCGGGCCCTCAGCCGTTTCCCTCCAAGGCCACGGCGGCGACCGGGCCGGTGGCGCGGTCCCAGAAGGCGGCGGCCATCTCATCCATGTCCATCAGCCGCTCGACGGCCTCGGGCGAGAGCGGCAGCGGCTTGCCGGCGGCGTCGCCGACGCCCTCCCAGGCGGTGACGGTGTGGCAGGCCAGCGCCTTGACCAGAAAGGCGAAGGCCAGGCCGCGCGCCATGTCGGGGTCAAGATCTTCGGTCGCGGCCCGCAGCGCCCCGAGGCGGCGGGCGGAGCCGGCCTGGGCTGCGGCCATGACGGCGGTGGTGACGGGGCGGATTTCCACGCGCACGCCGCGCGGCAGGTCGAGCCAGTACGGCTCGACCGGGAGGTCGAGGGTGAGCATGTGGAGTCTCCAGTTGTGTGATTGTCGGAGGTGAGCGAGGCCACGCCGAAGCGGTATAGGCAGTGCGCTGGGGCTCGCCCTCGCCTCTGCCGCTAGGCCGTCCAGTGCTGCGCCATGGTCAAAGGCGGGGGACAAAAGCGGGGAAGATGGCCGCTTTCGACCCGAAGCAGCTCATGATCGCTTGTCGGTCAGCCGTGCCGTAGTAGATCGGAGACATGTTCATCCGACCTGAAACCACCGCCGACGTGCAGGCGATCCGCACCATGGTGACGACTGCTTTTCAGGACGCACCCCATAGCAGCGGCACGGAAGCCGACATCATCGATGCCCTTCGGGCAGACGGTGCCCTGACGGTTTCCCTGGTCATGATCGAGGGTGGCGTGGTCGTAGGGCATATCGCGTTCTCCCCAGTCATCATCGCGGGGAAGGAGTCTGGCTGGTTCGGTCTCGGTCCGGTGGCAGTCGAACGCAGTCATCGGCAACGGGGCGTCGGTCGACGTCTCATCGAGGAGGGCTTGAACCGACTTCTGGCGCTCAGAGCAGGCGGATGCGTCGTGTTGGGTGACCCGGCCTATTACGCCCGGTTCGGCTTCGAGCCGGACCTCGCTCTCACGCTCGCCGGAGTTCCGGCGGAGTACTTCCAGCGCCTCCGAATGTGGGGGGAGCAGCCAGTGGGTGAGGTCGTGTACCATCCTGCCTTTGGCTCAGCCTAATGTCTGCTCTTCGCCCATAGCGGTCCTAGGCAGCGCGATGTGCATCAAGCGTACTCTGTCCCAGCCTGCTGGTTCCGCAGCACCGCGGTCATCATCCGCGTCGCCGTCGCGTTGAACGCGGCCCTGAAATCGAAGCTCGCCTCCACGCCGGCCGGCCCCTCGATCGGGGTCTTGGCCAGCGCCAGATATACCTCGTGCAGCGTGATGGTGAGGCTGCGGTTGGCGTCGATCGTGAAGGCCATAGCGAATTCCGCCGAGGTGCCGCCCTGTGCCTGGGCAAGCAGCGTGGTGTTCTCGAAGCGTACCGTGATCTGGCCGGTGCATCGCGCGATGCCGGGATCCACGCCCTCGACGCGGCGGTCGGCGCGAATGGTGCGCACCGCCTCCATGCCATTGGCATAGGTGAGCCGCGCACCGGTGACCTGCGCCAGTGCAGAACCGCTGCGCGTGATGGACCCCTGTGCCTTGTTAAAGGCGGTGTAGGCCGCGCTGGTTGGTGTGCCGCCTGATGTGGCGCCGGTGCGCGCCGAGCCTTGGCCCAGCAGCCCGAAGGTCGCCGTCGCAGCGCCGGTCGGCGTGAAGTCCATCTCCAGCGTGTCGGCGCGCACGCCGGTGCAGACGTCGAAGGACGGCACGTCGGGATAGCCGATCTCCATCGCGTTGCTCGGCAGCGCAGCCGCGCCCGAGCCAAATGTGTGGATGAAGTTGGTCGTGCCGGTGGTGGTGGGCGCGCCCAGAAGCAGCCGCAGCCAGTGCCCGATGTTGATCAGATCGACCGGCACCACCGCCTGGCCCGCGACCGTCACCGTGTCGAGGAACGGCGCGGCGGGATCCCGGTTGCTGCCGACGCCGATGACGTCAGCGTCCAGCAGCGGCTGCTCGGCACCGAGGTCGCAGGAGAGGAACGGCATGCGCCGCCAGTTACTACCGGGGGCGGTGCCGTAGGTGGTCTCGGGCAGCATAAGCAGGCGGCAATTCGCGCCGATGGCACGGGGCATGGGCTTTCTCCTGGAGAGGGATCAGGCCAGCGGCGAGCCGGCGACGGTGAACCAGAGGGTGACGGGGATGGCGGCGGCACGGGCTGCGGCAGCGCCCTCGAACTCGACATCCTCGAAGGACGCGCTGCCGGGCTGTGCCCATTCGACGGCGCCGCCGAGGGTGCGGTTGGCGGTGATGGCCGTGGCGACATCCACCAGCAGCGCATCGAGCAGCGTATTGCGCGCGGCGGGCGTGGCACCGGCGACGGTGATCTCGACCTCGGCACGATGCTCGATTTGCCAGGCGAGCGGCGAGAGGATGGGCGTCTCCTCCACCGTCTCGCCGTCGCGGACCACGACCAGCCCGCCGGCGGGAATGCGCTGTGGGATAGTCTCGCCCCGCAGCACGATCGGCGCTGGGTTCCGAACCGCAAGCGACGTGACGAGCCGGCTCTGCAGCGCGGCGATGGCAATCTCGCGCGCGCTCATGCCTTCCTCCCGCTCTCGCGTTCCCAGGCCGCCACGAACCGCCCCGGCAGGCGGCGTAGCCCGCGCTCGGCCGCGCCGCGCACGTCGAGCCGCTTGGCCAGCTTCACCTGGGGCAGCAGGAGGAACATCGGCACCATCCCCTGCTCCAGCAGCCCGCGCGCCCAGGCCTCACGGCCCTTGCGGTTGGCGGTGCCGACCTCGGTGACACCGCCCGCCACGAGACGGGTGCGCCTGCGCCGCCCGGTCTGCTCGCCTTGGCGCAGCGGCAGGCACCACACGAAGCCGCGCCCGGACTTGAACGGCCGCAGGAAGGCCTGGCCGGACGCGACCATCTGGGCCGGCGTCACCCGCATGCCCTTCTCGCCACGGCCACGCCGCCCTCTGGCCGCGTTGAAGCCGGTCGGAATGGCGAGGAATTTCCCGCCGCCCTTGGCGCGGATCAGCGCGCCGCGCCCGAAGGCGTCGATGACGTTCGGCACCTTGGTGAACACGAGGCCCGCCGGCCGCAGCGACTGCCCCGTCCGCGGGAAGATCATCGACCGCCACGCATTGGCGATCCCGCGCGCATTGCCCGAGAAGGCGGTGGTCACCTGCCGGCGCAACTCGGCCTTCACCTGGTCGGTCTCGGCGCGGATGGCGGTCATGGCGGCGCGCTCGCCAGCCCGCACCTCGTCGGCCAGCACCTTGCGCAGGTCGCCGACGATGCTGACGCCGAGCCGCATGGGCTTACGGCCCGCCCAACCGGCGATTCAGCACCCGCAACAAGAGGTCGTGCAGCGCCGCATAGCCCAGCGTGCCGGCGAGCCAGGCGACGGCGAACAGCCACCATCCGTCCAGCGCCAACGCCCGCGCCACCAGCCAGGCTCCGGTGCCAAGGCTGCCGCCCGCCAGCGTGTGCAGCAGGAAGGCACCGCTCAGCATCGGCCGGCCGGTCGAGGTCAGCCGCGCGACGGCCCCGAGGGCTCCGAGCGCGCCAGCCAGCAGCGCCTCACCGATGATCGCACCGATGCGCTCCGGATCGATCATGGCGGTGTTCCTATCGGCGGCAAAAGACGCGCCATGCGATGCCCGCGGCGTCCCGCTCGGCGTGCTGGACGGTCAGGATGTCGGCGCCGAGGGTGAAGGTGTCGTCCGCGTCCACGGAGGGCAGCACAGCGATCGCCACCGTCAGCACGTCGCTGGCCTGGATGACGCTGCTGCCGAACGCGTCGCCGAGGCGGTCCGGCGACGAGCGGACCACGCGCAGGGAGACCGGCGCCCCCGTCCCGCCCGCCCGATAGGTGGCCTCGGTGCCAATGTTCGGATCTGCGGCCAGCGCGTCCATGGCTGCGGCGAAGGCGCTCATCGGCTGCAAGCCCCACGGATGCGGGCGCGCAACTCGCCATAGTCGTCGATCATGCGCACCAGCGCCGCGCGGGCAGACAACGCGGCCAGTTCTTCCGTCGCCTGCGCCTGCATGGCATGGGAGTACGGCACCAGCGCGAAGCAGCCCGTTTCAGAACCGGCCGGAGCGCAGGCGCTCAGCAGCGCCATCAGCGCGATACTCGGCAGAAGCCGCATCGGCTCTCTCCCTGGCCTGGAGGTTGTCTTGCGTCACCTGGCGCTCGACGTCCGCGCGGCCCTGCCGACGGCCCATGGCCAGCAGGGCCAGGACTGCTGCCCCTGCGCCCGCGAGGGCGGCCGCAACCCAGCCACCGATGCGGGACCACAGAGCGGCGAGCAGCGCAGTCACGCCGTCCTCCGTAGACGCCAAAGCAGGACCCCGAGCACGGTCGCGAGGATCACGGCGATGGCGACCATCGGCGCCAGACTTCCGAGCGCCTGGATCGCCGGCGCTGCCTGGGCGGCGATGGTGACCACGCTGGCAGCGCCGACCGCCATCGCGCCGCGACCCGTGCCAGTGGCGGTGGCGACCTGCCGCACTGTCTCCGGCGCGGCGGGCGGCACCCCGGCGAGCGTCAGCGCGCGATCGATCACCGCCGCGGGATAGGACAGCCCGGCGCATTCATGGTGGATGATGGCCTCGACCAGCGGGCGCAGATGATCGTGCCGATGCAGGTCGATGGCATCATCCGGCGCGACGCCGATCCGCCGCGCCACCACCGCGACATAGGCCGCGGTGTCGTTCTCCACCTTCGGCGCCCATCGCTCGATGATCGCGCGCGGCGTCCGCAGCTTGTGTCGGTCCTGGTAGGTGATCAGCAGGGCGGCCAGCGCGCGGATGCCGAACTCGTGGCTGGTGAAGCGGCAGAAGCGTCCGTCCGAGGGTGGGTCGGCGAGGCCCTGCCACTTGTTGGCGGAGACGTGTTCGATGTTGCCCGGATTGCGGTTGCGATAGCCCCGCGTGGCCTTGGGATCGATGCTCATGCGCCGGACGCCGGAACGCGCAGCAGCACGGTGCGGACGGTGGTGTCCGCGGCCAGCGCCGCCACCGTGGCCATTCCCACCTGGAAGTTGCCGGTGGCCGTCGTGGTGAGGCGCCGGTTGGTGTTGTCCCAGAAGAGCCGCGCGCCGGCGGTGATGGCCAGCGCCGGCTCCTTGGTGATGTCGAAGACGCCCTTGGTCTGGCATTCGATGACGGCGTTCTGCACGCCATCGACCGCGGCAACGCCGAAGAGCGCGCCGACCAGGACGCCCTGGCCGGCGGTGACGCCGCCCGCATAGGGGACGGCGAGCGCCAGGCTGTCGCCCGGCTGCACATAGTTGCGCATGGATTGCTCCTGTGAAGGGTGGATTGGTGGGGAAGAACGGCCTTGAAGACGGCCGGTGAGTGCGTTACATGTAACGCATCATGGAGGTTCCGATGCCCGCTCCCGATGTGCGTAAGCGCGTGGCCGCCCACCGGGCGGAGTTGCGCAAGCGCGGCCTGCGCCCGATCCAGATCTGGGTTCCGGACACCCGCGCCCCCGGCTTTGCCGAGGAGGCGCGCCGGCAATCCCGGCTCGTCGATGCGGATGACGAGTTCGGGGAGGTGATGGGCTTCATCGAGCGCAATTCGGCCTGGCCCGAGGGAGACGACGACATCCCCGAATACGATGCGCCGCGGTGAGGTGGTGGTCGTCGCCGACCGTGCAGGCGGCGACTACGCGAGCAAGCCGAGGCCGGCGGTGGTGGTGCAGTCCGACATCTACGACCAGACGCTCAGTCTGGTGGTGTGCCCCCTGACGTCGCGGGAGCGCGACGCGGGATTGCTGCGTGTGGCGGTCGCGCCGAGTGATCGGTTGTCGATCCGTCAGCCAAGCTGGGTGATGGTGGAGAAGCTGACCAGCATCCGCCGCGATCGAGCGACGTCCGTAATCGGGAGGCTCTCAGATGAGGAGACCACTGCGCTGAACAGAAGCTTGGCGGTCTTCCTCGGCTTTGCGTGAGGCGCGACATGGCATTTGAAGTGAGGGTCAGCAGTCGCGCGATGCGGGGAAGGCTCGCTCTGTTCCTTCGGCGCGCTGAGCGCGGGTATCGGGTGGTAATCGCGGATCGCGGGCAGCGACCGGTGCTCCTGATCCCCGCCCGCGAAAATGGCCACGTGCCGACGCGCGACGCCTTGCGGCTGGGCGGACGCTTTCGCGCACTGCCCGCCCAGCAGCGGCGTGCCCTTAGGTGCCCGGGTTGAACCAGGCGCCGCGCCAGTCGATGGCGCCCACGCCGAAGTCGAAGATCACGCTGACCTCGACACCATCGACGCCCTGGACATTGCCGGTGGTGACCTGCGGCCCCTCGGCGCCGTTCAGGTAGCCATAGACATAGACCGGCGCGGCCATCGGATCCGAGAACAGGTACCAGCGGTTTGCCGGAATCAGCGGCTCGACCAGCGGCTGGACGAAGCCGGCGTAGACATTGGCGTTGCTGGTCTGCGTCGCCTGCACCGAGACAGTCAGCTGCCGCGCGGCGAGTTCCTGGTTCGGCCCGACCAGCAGGCGCATCTGTGCTCCGACGGCGATCGGCAGGCCGTCGAGGGTCTTCTGGCGCATCACCGCGGCACGGCCGAGGGCCAGGTTCGGCAGGTCGAGCGCGGTGCCGGCCCCTGCCTTGTTGGCCCGCGCCGCTGCCGTCCCGAACACGGCCGCGGCGCCGGTGGTCAGCGTCGGGCCATCGCCGCCGGCGCTGTTCACCAGGGCATAGGCCGTGGCGTTCTCGAAATCAGCTACGCGCCGGCCGATCATGGAGGCGAAGTCGGTGAAAGCGCCGAGGTCGTCGTTCACCAGCATCTGCCGGGTGACGCGGATGCGCCGGGCGAAGGTCTGCAGGAATACCAGCTCCTGGCTCTCGGACATGGTGCCGGCCTGGACCTCGCCATTCTCCGACAGCGGCAGCAGCGTCGGGAAGTCGCCGACACGCAGATGGCGGTGCGGCTTGAAGTCGCGGAAGTCGCGGCGGAGGAACAGCGTCCGGTAGGTGGGCGCGGCAGGCGCATAGGCCGCCAGCAGCATCTTGTTGGCCGCGGCCGAGAGCAGCGCGGGGAAGTCGCTGGTGGTGTGGAAGGCGCGCTCGGCCAGGATGGTCGGGTTGCGCGGGACGTTCCGCTCGCCACGGGCGCGGAGCAGTTCCCCGATCATGTCAGAAGGGCGCCAGCCCAGGAACTCGGTGTGGCGGCCGGTGGCCGGCGCCTGGTAGCCGGGCATGGTGCGGGCGGCGAGCGCCTCGGCCATGGCGTCGAGGAGTTGCGACGGGTCCTCGTTGGAGGGGCCGGTGTCGGGGCGCGCCGGCAGGGAGGGACGGGCGGCCCCGCTGGTGAAGGCGTCCCACAGCCGGCCGCGCAGCACCTCGGGCGAGACGCGGTCGCGGATGGCCGCCTCGCGCATGGTGTCGAGCATGTCGGCGGTCACCAGGCCACGGGCGGCGGCCAGCACCGGCTCATAGGCGGCGATGCGCTCGACGGCGGCGCGGTCCGCCTCGGCGCGGATGGCCTCGAGATCGGGCGCGGTCGGTGCGGCGCGGGTGGGTTCCGGCGGGGCGGTGGTGGTCACGGGGCTCTCCTGGGGCGGGGTGCTGGGCGGCGCGGGCGGCGCCGGCGCGGGATCCGGCGAAGCCGGCGTCGTCTCGGGCATGGTGGATTCCTCGGTCAGGGCGGGTTCGATGGCGGTGGCGGGGGCGCCCTGGTCCCCCTCGCCACGGATCACGGCCAGGCCATCCACGGGGACGGGCACGATCGAGATTTCGTAGGGCTCCCAATCCACCGCACGGTGGATGGTCTGGCCGGTGGCGGCATCCGACCGGGGCTCGTAGCGATGGACCCGGTAGCCGACGCTGACAGACTGCAGCGTGCCGTCGGCGACCCGCTGCCAGACCGGCTCCACGTCGTCGGCGCCGCTGAATTGGAGCGTGGCGTAGCCGCGGCCGGCCTCGAGCCGGGCGGCGGTGACGCGGCCCAGCACGTCGCGCGTCCCGGCACGGCGATGCGTGTCCAGCACCGGGGCGCGACCGGAGCGCAGCGCGTCCATGCGGACCGCTGAGGGCGACATGTCGAGCTCTTCGAGGATCGGCCCGTAGGGCGGCACGAAGTTGCGGGCCCGCGCGCCGGTGCTCCACACCACCTCGACGGTACGGGCCGCGCGATTGACGGTGACGGGCGCCGCGAGCGCGCGGCAGGCGGTGATCGACTGCCCACCGGTGGGAAGTCGATCGGGCGCAGCGTCTCCGTCCAGTGCGGGGGATTCCCCGCCCGGTTCGATCGGCTCGATCATGGGATGTACTCCTGGGGCAGCGCCGATCAGGGCGCGGCGAAGCCCTGTGCGTTGACGTAGACCTGCGCGCCGGTGGTAATGCAGGCGACGTTCATCGCCGTGGCGGCGGTGCCGCGCAGCGGGGTGGGAAAGGTGATCTCGACCGGGGCCGCCATCGCCGCCGGCAGCAGCTGACGCCAGATCACTGTGGCGCCGTCCTTGATGACCACTTCCGTTGCCACTGTCGCGTGTGCATTGCGGATATCGATCGAGGTCACGTAGTTGCGGATTCCGGCCGCAGCCGCCGCCCGGAGCACCACGTCGGTGGTAGTGATGATCCCGCCCGCCGCGGCCGCGAACTGCCAGTCGGCCTCGGGGATGGCGTAGGGCTTGGTGACCAGCGCGCCGATCAGCGTCGCTAGCAGATCGACGCCGCGCGCCGTGGTGACGGCGACCGGGTTGGCCGAGTAGCCGGTGGCGGCCAGGACCGGCAGCGCACCGCTGGTGTTGCGGGCCTGACCACCCACCGGCGTGACGCTCGGCGGGATGGTGCTGAGCACGTTCACGCCCAGCCCCTGGCCTGCGACGGACTGGCCGCGGCCCGCCGTGATCTCGGTGGTGAGCTCGGCATAGTCGGCGATGGTGACGAACTGGACCTTGATGTCCGTGTTCGAGGCGGGTGCCAGATTGCGCGAGATCGAGGCCCAGCCGGTGTTCAGATAGGCGCCGGTGAAGGTCGAGCCGACCAGGTCGAAGCTGTTCGCGTCGATCACCGTGATGGTGAACGTCCCGTTCGCCCCGGGCACGCCCGAGACATCGGCGACGGTCACCACATCGTTCGTCGCAAAGCCATGGGCCGCGCGGGTGATGCGAACGGCGCCGCCCCCATTGTTCGCCACCGCCGAGATGCCGCTGATGAACTGCCGGTTCCGAACACGGATCCGAAAGCGATACAGCGCATTCGGCTCCGGGATCTGCTGGTGCCGGACATAGGAGTTCGAGCGTGCCGCCGTGGTGTCGAGCAGACGGCCATGGAAGTAGCATTCGTCGTTGGTCGGCTCGAGCTCCAGCACCGACCAGCCAGCGGGCGCGGTGGTCGGGATGGTGCTGCCCGAGGCGCTGCCCAGGCGCGGCGCGCCCTCGCTCCCCACCTCGTAGTTGGCGAGCGTCGGGCTGGCGCCATCGAGACGCCAGGCTGCGGCGCTGCGCCCGTCCGGCTGCGCCGTGGTGGGGTCGATGCTGACAAGCTCGAGCCAGACCGACTGTCCGACGATGCGCTGGCTCATATTCACCGCCACCATGACCCGCAGCGGGATGGTGAAGGTGGTGCGGCTGGTGAGCGTCAGCTCATCGTCCAGCGTGGTGCCGGTGGAGATGGTGACCGCGCCATCCGCCACGGTGTGGGTGATGCCGCCGCCGGTCGCCGTGATCTCCCACCGAGCTGGGTTGATCTCGATGCCGTTGAAGCTGTCGCGGAACTTCTTCTGCATGCTCTTGATCTTGAGCATGTCATCGGTCCAGTCGTAGGCGCCTGCGATCATGGCTGGTCTCCTGGTGCAGGCTCGGCGCGCGGCGACGCGGCACCTGTGGCGGCGATTTCGATGGCGGCGAGCTGAGCGGCATCCTGGGCAGCGCCCGACTTCGCGACGCGGCGCGGATCGCTGTCGAGGGAGAGGCCCGCCTCGTCGAGCAGGGCATTGGCCTCGCGGATCATCTCCACCACCTGGCGGAAGTCGTAGCCGAAGGCGCCGACCGCCTCGGGCTGTGGCACGAAGCCGGCCCGCACCTGGGCGATCAGCGCCGTGGTGTCCTTGAGCGGGTCGATCATCTCGTGCGCGGGCGGGACGTGCGACAGGCCCTCCGGCACCTCGGCGCCCCACAGCCCGAGCAGTGCGCCCTGCGCGTGGAAGCGGTCGGCGATGGGTCGCACCAGCATCGGGATGAGCATCCCGTACTGCACCTGCTCGCAGAGGCGGCGGAACTCGATCTTGCCAGCCCTGAGGCTGGAGTAGTTCGCCTGGGTGAGGTCGCCGGCCACCTGGTCATAGGTCAGGCCGGTGCCGACGGCAGATGCCTCCAGCGCGCGGCGGGCAAACGCCGCGTGGCTGCCACCGCCGGAGGGGTTCACCACCTCCACGGATCCCATACCGCGGCGATACAGGATCATGCCGGGCTCGAAGCTCTCGACGGTGCGGCCCTGGGCGTCCCGGAGCAGGCCGGACGCCGGTCCGGTCATGGCCTCGTCGCCATCCTCGGAGACGACGGCGGCCAGGCAGGCTTCGATCTTGGCCTTCATGAGGAGGGCCGCCTCATAATCCCCGAGATCCCGGAGGCGGGTCAGCACCGGCGCGAGCCAGGACACGTCGCGCAGCTGGCCGGGCCGGCGCTTGCGGTAGATGTGCAGCACGTCGCGGGCGGGGACGCGCTGGCTGCTCAACCAGGTGGCACCTCCCGGCAGAACCCAGGATGCGCCGGGATGCACGCGATGCAGCCAGTAGCCGACCGGCTCCCCCGCCTCGCCGAGGCCGATGCCCTGCAGCGTGGGGACGCCCTCGATCACGCCCTGCCGTGCCGTGTCGAGGTGATCGCTTTCCAGCACCTGGAGCCGCAGGCCGATCGGATTGGCCGGCGTGATGTCAGCCGGCAGCAGTCTCACGAAGCATTCGCCGCTCTCGACCACGGCGCGCATGACCAGGGCCTGCAGGCCATAGAGATCGAGCCGCCCCTCGGCGTCGCAGGCGGTGCTGTCGGACCAGCGGCGCCAGGCCTCGGCATGTGGCTTGTCGGGCCAGCGGGTGGTGATGCCGGCGCCGACGGCGTTGCCGGTCCAGAGATCGACGATGCGAGCGGCATACGGGTCGTTGCGCACGGCGTCGCGGGCGCGGCGGGCCACGGTGGGGGCCGCCGCGCCGACCTCGGCCGTGGCGCTGCCGCCCGAGGCCGCCCAGGAGGAGGCGCGGCTGTCCTGGGCGGCGGCATAGCCACGCAGCGCCCGCCAAGCATCGCGGAGGCGCCCCATCACCTGCTGCCCTCGCGAGAGAAGCTGGCGAAGGTCACGCTGGGCCGGCGTGCCGCGGTGTTCTCGGCGGCATGCAGGACCGAGAGCGCGCGGCCGAGCTCGTCCAGGGAGCGGTATTCCACAGTGCGCCCGTCGAAGGTCACGCGCGTGGTGCCGCCAGTGAAGGCAGCGGCCAGCACAGCGGCGCGGGTGCCGGCAGGCTGCGCCAGTGCCCAGGCGAGGACGGTCGGGTCCATGCGCGTCCTCCTTCAGCGAAGCCAACCATTGCGTGGCGCCAGCCAGCCACGCGGGCGCTGGGTGTCGGGTGCCGACGCGGCCGCCAGCGGCGGTGATGGGGGAGCGATGTTCCCGGCGGCGGGAAGCTCGCTCGGCCGCAGCGGCGCGTCCGCCGCCTCATCCCGCAGCCGCACCCAGAACTGCTCGCCGTAGCGATCGGCGCCGAGCAGCCAAAGCGCCGCCCGCGCCAGCACCGCGCAGTCCAGCGCCTCGTTCCGCTCCCGCAGCTTGGCCCATTCCTGGCGGGTAAAGCCGCGCCGGTCCTTCGTGGTGCGCAGCTGCTCCGCGACCAGCTGCTTGACCCATTCGACGTCGATGGCGCGCGGCAGATGCACCCAGCCGGGTGGCAGTTCCTCCGCGTCGCCCCGGCCGAGCCAGAGCCGGCGATAGAGGTCGGCCTTCCAGGTCGACACCGACACGGTCCAGAGCTTGAGGCCGCGCCGCAGCTTCTGGCCATTCACCAGCGCGTCCACCGGCGTCGGGCCCTGGACGGGCTGCGCCCGGTTCCATCCGTCGATCCCCTTGGTCGGGGCAAGCCGCGGATCCCGCAGCCGGCGCAGGTGGCCATAGACTGCCGCCGTGTCGCGGCCGCCGGTGTCAACGCAGAGCCGGGCGATGCGCATGGCGCCGCCGCCCTGGCGCGGCCAGTCCCGTGCCAGCACCCTGGCGAGTTCATCCCAGGGCTCGCGATCCCGCGGGCTGCCCGGGATCACCACGTGGTCGACCAGCCAGGAGGAGAACCCCTCCGCCCAGCCCCAGACGTCGCATTCGAGGCGATCGTCCTGGACGTCGACGCCGGCCGTGAGAACGAGTGCGCCGGTGGGCGCGACGCCCATCGGAAAGTCCTCGCGGCGCTCGACCAGCCGCTCCCAATCGGGTGCCTCGCCCTGTTCCTGCCAGGTCTCGCCCAAGACGGTGTTCTTGAAGGTCTTGATGTCCTCCGGCTTGCCCTGGGCGGCCTCCCAATCCCGGGCGATCTGCTCCCAGGAGAGCCAGCCCACCGGCGAGTAGAGTGCCGAGATGTGGAAGCCGATCGTATGCGGGTCCTGGCCCTCGGCCGTTGCGCGCCATTCCCCGCCGCCAAGCATCGCGGTCTTGTCGTGCTCCTGCATGGGATGGTCGCAGGCCGAGCAGTGATACCGCGCCGTCTCCGGCGCACCCCTCTCCCACAGCAGCCGCTCGAAGCGCAGCCACTGCATCTCCCCGCATTCGGGGCATGGCACAAAGAAGCGCCGCTGGTCGCTGGCCAGGTATTCCCGCTCGATCCGGCTGCGGCCGGCGATGGTCGGCGTGCTGACCAGGAAGGCCTTGCGGCGCCAGCCGAAGGTCCGCGCGCGGGCCTCGGCCAGGGCAATCGGATCGCCCTCGCCGGCGACATCACCGGGATAGGCGTCGACCTCGTCGAGGAACAGGAACCGCGCCGTCATCGAGCGCAGCCCGACCGCGCTGTTGGCACCCGTCAGCACCAGGATGCCGCCAGGGAATTCCTTCGACAGCATGGTGTTGCCGCTGTCGCGAGCCCGGGCGGGTGCCACGCGCTCCCGCAGCGCCGGCGTTTCCTCCAGAAGCGGGTCGATGCGCTGGCGCGAGAAGCGCTTCGCCAGTTCCACGGTCGGCTGCACCGCCAGCGCGGGCGCCGGCACGTGGTGCATGATGTAGCCAAGCCAGTTGTTTCCGCTCTCCGTAGCGCCGACCTGCGCACCCTTCATGAACACGACGCGGCGGGCGGGATGCACCGCCGAGAGCGCATCCATCACGTCCTTGAGGTACGGCGTGCGGCTGGTGCGCCAGGGGCCGGGCTCGGCCGAGGCGCGGCTGCCGAGCATGCGATGCCGTTCGGCCCATTCCGAGACGGTGAGTTGCGGTGGCGGGCGGAGCATGGCGCCGACACGGCGGCGCACATGCTCACGGCTGCGAAGAGCGGTCCCCTCCGAGGCCTGCGGGATCGAAGCGATCGGCCGCCTCCGTCAGCAGGTCGTTGATGTGGCTCTGCAGGATGGTCTGCAGCAGATGCGGGTCGACGCTGATCTCGGCGGCGATCAGGCCCGAGACGCGGGCAGGCCAGTTCAGCAACGCGTCGCGCATGGTGCTGCCGATTTCGTCCAGCGTGGCATTCGCCTCGGTGACATCGACCAGGCGGCGCTTGGTCTCGTCCAGCGAGAGGCGCTGCGCCTCCACCTTCAGGGCGAGCTGCGCGACCTTCAGCCGGGCGAACGGCGTGCCGTCTGCGCCAGCACCGCTGGCCAGGGGCGAGCGGGCGGGATCGGCGGTTTCGGTCAGGCGGCGGCGGGTCTTGTCGATATCCCACTGGCCGTCCGGTTCACGGGCGATGCGGCCCGCGCGTTCGGCTTTGTGGATGGCGGTGTCACTGACGCCGAGGCGTCGCGCGGCCTCGCGCGTGGAGGCGGTCAGTTCCGGCATGGCGGCGACCTCCCGCCGCGCGTGATGGCGATGCCGGCCTTGTCAGAGGGGACGAAGGGCGCGCTGGCGGGCGGCTTCAAAGGCGGTGATGGCAGCGGGCCAA